TGCTGCGCGTGTTGCGTGCGTCTATGTAGTTCGACAGCTTGGCAAACTGCGTACCCCAGCGACTTACGCAATCGCGGGTGATAGCGACTATCTCGCGCCCGCGTTTGTCAAGCTCAGGCGTACCAAGCAACCACGGGCAGCCCGTGCTCGTCAACAGCGACGTGCAGGCCACGCCAAACAGAGCAATGGGTTCGCCAAACGCGGTTACCGCCACCTGAGCCTCGACCGAGCCATCCACCGCCCGAACCAAAACGCCTAGAACATCAACGTCTGCGCCGTGCACCGCTCGCAATTCGCGTAAATCGGACGGCCTGATGTTTTCGGCAATGTGCTGCAGGTCTTCAAATTCGGGCTTACACAATTGCGCTTTAGCCACCTATCACCGCCTCTACTGTCATGGACACCACGGTCAGCGGTAGTGGGTCTGTTTGCCTGATGTAGATTTGACCGCTATTTTGCCAGTCGTTTGAGAGAGAAATTTCAATCTCGTCGGTTACCAAGCTGGGCGGTGAACCATAGGGTTCGGTAGTGCGCTGTTTGAATTGAACCAATTTGTCTACGGATGGCCCAGCGAACACGCCAGATGATTTGTTGACGCGCAGCCACACCTTATTGATGTTCTTTTGCCGACCTTGGGCGTATGCCTCGTCAACCTGTGCCGATAGCGGGAGCGTAAACACGTCAGCTACGATAGGTAAACCGACCTGAATCTTAGAGCAGGGTTGGTCTATCGTGATCGCGCCACCAACGACGACCTGATCGGGAAACACCGCGCCGTCGCCTAAAATCTTAACGGTTTTACCCTCTAGCCACGTTAAACCTGAAACGGTCGTCGCGGGTGCGCCGTCGTAGGTAGCCCCCGCATCCACGAAAAAGGCATCCGCCAGCGTCGCTATTTCACGGGTTTGCATGCGCTCTACGTAACGGGTGTACGAACCGTTGATTAAGCGTTTGACCACTACATAAAGCACGTCTTCGCTGCCTTCAGCCACCACGCAGCACGATTCAAACGCACCGTCGGTGTCGTGCTGGTGTAGTGCGCCCACTTGCTGCTCGGGCACATAGGTCATTCCGATTAATTTACCGTTTGAACTTACACACCAAACCAGCGGGTACGGGGCTTTGCTGGTAGCCATGTCCACAATATCAAAGCCGTTGAACAAATGCGGGGCGCGAAGGCTTAGATCGCCCGTGACGTAACCGCCAGCTTGGAAATTAAACGCCATTTCGCGCAAGTGGCCGCCGCGTGACGCGCCGTAAATGATGTTGTTGTTCGCAATCACCGGCTGCACGTTGCTTGCGCCGATGTAACTTTGTGGCTTCACACTGATGCTGGAAGGGGTAATCGCGTCCGAGTTCACGCTGGTAACGCGCCACTCTGCCGCTGCCGTCAACAACACCATGTTTGCTAGAGGCACGATATGCCTGATGGTATTGGCCTCTCGCGCTGCTACCCGAATATTAATACTATCGTCGTCTCGCGTCGGTATCGAGTAAGTGAGGTTTGACTCTGTGCCGCTGCGAGTCATTCGTAGGTTTTGCGGTTCGTTGGTAGAGCCGGCAAAGCAGCGGCGCTGCTCAAAGTATGACACAGCCCCAGGGTAAGTTCCTGCAGCACCGAACGGGTTTTGAATTTCAGGCGGGGTCTTACCTAGGTTTGCTGTGATATTGTCGTCAGTAAATGCCAACGTGTCCGTTTGGCCTATAAAGCCGTACAACCCGCTTGCTTGTTTGTAGACGTTGTAGCGTGCTGCTCCCGTTGAAGCCCACTGGATCAGGTTGGTTTTTCCGGTTTGCAGCAGATTGTTGTTGCAGCTTGCAACGTTGGATACTGCCGATTCCTCTACCCCAAGTGCCTGAGCACTGGTAATCACGTAGTTGTAGGTTGTGCCGGAACCGCCGCCGAGGGCCGTGGCGATTGCGCCGGTTGGGGCTGTGAGGTTTGGTAAAAAGTTAATATTGGCGAGCGCCCAGTTCAACGCACCCAACTCCCTAAGTTCTTTAGGTGGGTAGTTTGGATGCACCAAAGTGAGAACGTCGGCGGACTGGATGTAGTGAATGTCGAACAAATCCGCTTCAGCGTAGGTCGTTGCCACCTCATAAGGTGAAGCGCCGTTCAAAAGCGTTGCGCCCCCCGTGTGAAACCTAATGTAGTTTTCACCGAACTCAAGAACCATGGTTTGCGTGGTTGAGTAGGTGAAGGGTATTAGCCTAGTCTTTTTGGCTGGTGTTTTTACGGCTCTGACATACGCCGTACCCGCACGGTTAGAGACTGGACCGTGTGGCAAAACTATCATGTTGCGGCAAGTCGCTAGTCCCGTTTGGAACTTGCCATCACCAATCTGCCCCCAAAATTCAGGGGTAACCTCACCGCCAGAGAAGGATGTTGTTAGCTTACGGGTACTCATCGTGCCGCGATCCACGTAGGGGTATGTTGTGCTCGGGTTTGCGTTTGGTTTGCGTCTGATTGTGCGGCTAGGCCGAACCAGTACATGGCAGACTTCATACAAGATTCGGCCATTCGCGCACCTTCCGCGCCTTTAACGACTGGCCCTGCGAGTTCGCCAGCCAGCATCCACCCAAGCGTTCGGGTAAATAAGGGGCTGAATTTTGTAGAGTCAGTGACGTAAACCACATGGCGCAGCACTGCGTCCTCTTGGTTTGTCAAGATGAGGATGTTGCCTTCGCTGTCCGTTTCTTGAGTGAAATCTTGCGGGGTAGGGCCAAGTGAACCGCTAAAGTCGTCGGTTGCTTCACTGGAATATACCGCCAGTGTTTTGACGCTGGTGCTTGGCTTCGCGTAGGCGTATAGCCATGTCGTAGACGGGTTATTGACAGCAGCCAGCAGTTCGCGGCGTGTAGCAAAAGCCCAATCGTGCATCTCAAGCAAAGACTGCAACACGACGGGGTAGAACCGTGCACAATGCTCGGCTTGAGCACTACCCTCGGGTGGGTCAATACTGGCTACCGTCGCGCTATCGCCAAGGTGCGCAAGTGCCGAATTACAAATATCAATAACTGAGGCCACGGGCTGCTCCTAAAAATACGGGGGCAACGGTTTCCCGAAGCCCCCGCGAACCTACCACCTGGAGAAAATTAAACGAGGCTTGGCTTTTCTGCTTTCACAGGCTCAGCATCAACCGGTTTTGCATCACCTTTTTTAGAGGTTTGCTTTTCGGTTTTTACCGGCTCAAACCACGATGCAGTTTCACCGTCCTGCACGTCAAATTCGGCGTCGATTTCACGGTAACTACCGTAAAAGCCTGGGTTAGTTGCTTTTACTTTCACAGTTATTGCACCGTAAAGCCAGAAGCACGAGCCACGTTACGCTGCAAACCAGCGCTGATGTACGCGTCGAATTTGCCCGCCGTGAGCGCCGCAGTACCCACACGCCACGCAATACGAACATAGCGACGCAATGGCACTGGTGGTGTGCCTTGGAACAGCACCGCGCCGACTACAAGTGAAGCTACCGGCGTGACTGGCCCTGATTGCACATCCGCAAATGTTACGTTGTCCGCGGAGTCCTGCAAGACAGCTTGCAGCGTTGCTGCGCCCGCAGACGTTGCCAAGGTGTTAACCGAGGCTTGCAACCAAGTGTTTTCTGTCAGCGCGATGTCGCCACCGATGGCGTTACCGGTGTCATAGACGTCGGTGCTTGCGGTATCACCGAGGGTGGTTACCGTTTGCGCGGTTGCGAATTTAGTGTTGTTATCTAACATTCCCATGTTCTGCTCCTTAAACCACGCGGGCTTCTGTTGCTAAAATTTGATCTACTGTCAAAACGGGCACGCCTTGGAACTTCAAGGTTGCGCCGCCAGATACTGAGCCGGGCGATACCGCGCCGTGCTGGTCGAGTGCAGCGCTGAAGCTCAACGCGTTTTGGCTCTTGTCCAAAGCACCGACGGACAACATTTCTTTGACCGTGCGAGAGGCTAAGAACACTGGTGTACCCATGCCCATTGTTGGAATGCGCGCCAAGGCTTTCACCATGAGCTTGTTAATCCAAGTGGATGCGGTGATGGCCTGTGTAGCGGTTTGGCTGGTCAAGTCAGACACGTCGATGTTCGCAATACGAACGACATAGCGCCAGTCTTTGACGTGCATGCCGAACTTCCACTTCCACAAATCGGCATAAGCGCGAAAGCGGTCGTTGTTTTCGTCGAATGCGTCGATCAAGCCGAGGTCTTCGTGGATCAAGCCCGCTTTAGAGCCTTTAGGGTAGATGCCGTGCACTGTGTTTTCACCTAGCACGACCAGATACACAGAGGTGTTATCCGCACCAGTGCCGCCAGCGTCAATGATGTTTGCGCCAGACTGTGCGGCGATAGAGTTGTAGCGTGGTGCTAAGCCTAAAATGCCTTCACCGTCAACGCTGGTATCGCCGTAGATCAACTGTTGTGCCCACTTTTGGTTCATAGCTTCGATGTAAGCCATGCCCTCGGACAAACGGAACTCGTTGACGTTACCGTTGAGTTCTGCCAAGTCTTGGTCAACTTCGTTGCGGGCTTCGGCCATGGCGCAAACGTCTTCAATCGTGGCACGGCCAGATTTACCGACCTTGACACCTTTGTAGAAGCTGCGCAGCGCGACCGTTGGCAAGCCAGTACGCACCGCCGCGCGGTGACCCGTAGCCAAATTGCCTTCGCGGAAAGGCAGGTACGTTAAAACCTCGTTGCTCTGGTTGAGCAATTCGGCGACTTTGAAAACTTTACCGTTGGGGTCGGTTGCCTTTGCCCAATCGACGAGGGTGTTACTACCCGCTTTTAACGGAAGTGTTGCCATTTAGTTTTTTCCTTGAGTGTTGTTGTACAAAATGTCTGACGTTGTTTTTTGGTTGGACGATGTGTTGCTTGCGCCACCCACCACCAATCGGTCTTCACTGATAGCCTTGCCTGCTCGGAACATGAACCGAATCACTTCGGGGTTGTTGCCTAAGCCGGTTTTTTCCATCAAGTCCTGCAGATCAGGCGAACCGAAAGCTGTCATGGCTTTGCGGGCAACGGCTAGGTTTTCTTGCAGCTTTTCGCCGCCGTATTCCTTGTCGTTTGTCGCGGCCTCAACCCACTCGGTTGCTAGCTTTGTGACAGCTAATGCCTGTTGAGCTTCAAACTTTTGCGCTAACTTAGCGCCGATGTTTGTCACCTTCTGCGCGTCCGCTTGCGATAATTTGAGTTCTTTGGCAATGCCTTCAAACTCGCCGAGTAGTTCCGTGTCAAAAGACACCCCTTCAGGTGCTTGAAACTCGTATTTTTCGGGCGCTGCGTTTTGGGCTTCAGCGCTTTTATCTGCATTAGCTGCGTCGGTGGACGTATCCGTTGCGGCGGCTTGCTGGGTTGCGTCGGTGTTTGCACCAGCTGCTTGCGCGGCTGCGGCATCCGTGGACGCGGTAGACGTATCGGCTTGTTGGTTTGCGCCGTCAGTCATTAGGGTTGCTGCGTCACTCATTCTTTTCTTTCAACATGGTTGTGTACAGCTCAGGGCATGCAGCCACGAGGGTTGCGGTTAAGCGCAAACCCTCGTTTCGCATACCCTCGTTAAAAGCCATCTGCATGCTATTGGTGTTGAACGAAAGGCGGTGTACACCTGCTCGTTCTAGCGTCCGTTTAACAATTCGACGACCTTGCGGTTGAGACATCAACCATTTGACATCGTCGATTTCAAGCTGCTCAGCTAGACGTAGGCGCGTGGCCTCGTCTTGGCTGCGCTTGGCTTGGCCTTCGATGTCTGTAGGGTTGTGGCTACTCATAAGCCTTGAGAGTAAGACCGTTGTTTGGTGTTACGCGCACCGTCTAGCGTCTGCGGACAAACACAACGCCCGAGACTGCCGTACCCGTGTATTCCGTGCCAGTTGGTCCGTAGGTGACACCTGCTTGTACGGTTGAAGGATCAGGCCACACCAAGCCCGCAACACTGCCGTCCACCACATAAACCAAGGCAACAGATTCACCCAGGCTGTTCGCAAATACTTGCGCCGCTTGCTGCGCATCGTCCAAACTGACGAACTCTTGCACCGATGTATTGAAAATAGACTGAGCCGTAAATCCCGAAGATGTTGCAATGCTCTCAGTCAGTGGACTTGAGAAAACAGCCTGAGCGCTTCTAGTATCGTTCAGCGCGACAGATTCTGACAGCGCCGCCGTAAAAGTTTGTACAGCTACGAACGATGCGCCCAGCAAAATCGACTCTGAAATGCTATCGTTATAGGTCGTGCCGCCCGTTAAATGGGTTGAGGTGTAGTCATCAGCGACTGCAACACTTGCACCGATGGCAACATAGTAGATGGCCGCAGGTGTTTCAAGCCCAGCCAAGGCGACAGTTTCGTTTAAGACCGCTGCGAATGTTTGGTTAGCTGTTTGGGTTGCCGTTAAGTTGACGGATTCAGTTAGTGAATCGTTATAGACTGTGCCACTTGAAGCCGCCGGCGCGAAGTATAAATCGACAAAAAGAGCACCCCGTTCGCCGCTTGCGGGTACGAACCACGTAGGTGCACGCCCGCCACGCCCGCCACGCCCGCCACGCCCGCCACGCCCGCCACGCCCGCCATTTACCAGAAGTAAATGCGTAGTCACTTAGCCTTGCATCAACTGCATACCGCCGTCGATTGCCCCTGTGCTGGTCGTGGTGCAGTAAACGTTGATGGCTAAGCAAGGCGACTCACGACCCGTGCTTCGCATCAAAGACTCGTACTCAATCGTGGCGTTGGCCGCGTTGATGCCAGCTTTGACGCCTGTTGGAACTTCGCAAACAACACCAAAGTTTCCCGCAGTTGCGGTGCTAGCGCTCAAGGTGACTGTTTGAATGCCAGCAATTGGGCTGCTCGTGCTGCTCATAATTTCAATTTTGCGACCAGCACGAACCGTGCCACCAACAGCGATGACCATTGTTCCTGTAGATGCGTCGGCGCGGGTATAGGCAACCGTTGCGTTAGAAGCGGTTGCACCGGTGTCGGCATACCATTCCAAATACCAGCGGCAGCGTGCTGCAGGTGCAAAAACCGGCAAAGCTGGAGTGTTAACGGACTGCGCGGTGGTGAGTGTGCCGCTCAAACCACCACTATGGTTAACACGGTCAACGATTTCAGACTGGCCAGCAATGGTGGACTGTAGGTTAAACGCGTCGATGTACAGGGTGTTGCCACCCACCATAGTCAACGGATTGAGAATTGCACCTGCTGTGGCCCCATTACAATTGACTGAAGTGGTTGGAATCGCCGGCTGCGCGGGGAAGACACCCGCAGCGCGAAACAACGAGAATTTTTGCCCCGCCACTGCGTTAGCCACTGTGGACTTCACAAAGGGCGTGTACATGCTCCCTGCTCTTGCAACTATCAAACCCGCTTCTGTAGTAATCGCCATTACGTCGCGCTCACTGTCAAAGTCACGTTCAAGGTATCGCCAGACACCACATTGCGCGATACGCTGAAATCGCCAGCAGAATAAAGTGTTCCGCCAGTGCCGGTATTGACCGACGCGACAAACGCCCCC